ATAATTCTAGACAACTTTCTAATTTTAGTGAATTATTAGAATTAGTAAAAAACATATCTAATAATAATAATTTGGAATTATATATTCACGATGATAATAATTTACCATCTTTGAATAATCAATTTACTATATTTAATAGAGCAAAATATGTATTTGCTCCTCATGGTGCTGGTGGTATTCATTTATTATCATTAAATAAAGATGCAACTTTTATTGAATTTTTAGATATTGAAAATATAAATCTCTGCTATACAAGATTAGCTTATTTTTTAAATGTTAATTATATAGCAATTCCTTATAAAAATAAATTAATTAATGAAGAAAAAATTAATGAAATATTATGTAAAATAGATATAACAAATAAATTATATAAAAAAATAAGGGAAAATACAAGTATAATGAAATTATTTATAGGAACCCCATGTTATGGAGCAAAATGTTTTACAAATTATGTAGTAGCTTTAATTGCCACTAAAGAACTTTTACAAAGCAAAGGTATTGAAGTAAAAATTGAATTTTTAGGGTATGAATCATTAATACCCCGTGGAAGAAATACATTAGTAGCTAAATTTATGGCTTTGGAAGATTTTACACATATTTTATTTATAGATGCCGATATAGTTTGGAATCCAATGGATGTATATAAATTAATGCTACACAATAAAGATATTATTGGAGGTATATACCCACAAAAAAAATATCATTGGAACAAAGTAAATAATGTAAATTCTCCAGAAGAAGTTTCCAAGCTTTTAAATTACAATTTAAATTATAAAACTAGAGAGAATAGAATAGAAAATGGTTTAATTGAATTGAGACATATTCCAACTGGTTTTATGATGATTAAACGCGAAGCCATTCAACAGTTAAAAGAGTTTTATCCTAACAAAAAATACGTAGATGATATTGGGTGTTGCCAAAGTGATAAAGAAAAGGATAATCTATATGCTTTCTTTGATTGTGAAATTGTAGATAATCATTATTTATCAGAAGATTATTTATTTTGTGAGAATTGGAATAAATTAGAGGGAAAAGTATATGCTGATTTAACAATAAATTTAGTTCATATTGGAAATGAATTTTTTGTAGGAAATATGGGAATGTATGTAACAGAATTAATGAAATCAAATGAACAACAATAATTTATTACATAAAATTGTAACAAATATTAGAACAATAATAATATTTATCTTGTTTTTTATAGAAATATATATTATATTTTTGTTTACATGTATGACATTTAATATTAGTATCAACAACTATATGATAAATAATATCATCCGGTAATTTTGATAAAAAATTCATATTATATATAAATGATTTAAAATTTATTTATATATATTCAATAATATATAATGCAGATTTTTGTAAAGACCTTAACTGGTAAAACTGTAACTTTAGAAGTAGAACCTTCTGATAGTATTGAAAATATAAAAGCAAAAATTCAAGATAAGGAAGGTATTCCCCCGGACCAACAGAGACTAATTTTTGCTGGTAAACAATTAGAAGATGGCAGAACTATTAGTGATTATAATATTCAGAAAGAAAGCACTCTTCATTTAGTTCTCCGATTAAGAGGTGGAAAATAATAATATAAATAAAATTTTTTTTATTTTAAATAATGTTTAAATATAATATAAAGTTACATATGGATCGTGTTAATAAAATAAGAAGTCAAAATGATTCTATTGAAGAAACAATTAATAATGAAGATAATATAGAATTTATTAAACAAAAATTAAAAGATAAGGAAAATATGTCTATTAAAAATCAAAGATTAGTATTTAAATTTACCAATAAAGATTAGTATTTAAATTTACCAATAAAGATTAGTATTTAAATTTACCAATAAAGATTATAATAATCAAAAATAATAGTAATTAATTAGATTATATTATTAAAAATTGATAATTAATAATTATAAAAATAATAAAATATAATTATTAATGACTCGTATTATTTCTATCGAAGGTAATATTGGCTCTGGTAAATCTACATTTGTTAAGGAATTGCAATCATATTATAAAAGTAACAGTGAGAATTTAAAAATACATTTTCTTCAAGAACCAGTAGATATTTGGAATAATGTTCAAAATGCAGAAGGTAAAAATATTATCGAATGTTATTATACCAATCAAGAAAAATATGCTTTTCCGTTTCAAATGATGGCTTATATTTCAAGAATTCATTTACTAAAAGAAGCATTAAAAGATGATTATGATATAATTATTACAGAAAGGTGTGTTCATACAGATAAGAATGTTTTTGCTCAAATGTTGTATGATGAATGTAAAATTGGTGAAATTGAATTTAAAATTTATAATATGTGGTTTCACGAATTTTTAAAAGATTTACCAAAGATTGACATTGTTTATTTAAAAACAAATCCGAATATTTCAAATGAACGTGTTATTAAACGTTCAAGGAAAGGAGAAAATATCCCAATTGCATATTTAGAAAAATGTCATAATTATCATGAAAAATGGTTAGAACAAGACGCTCCAATTATTACAATTGATGGAAATGAAGATATTCAGGATTATGGAAATTATTTAAAGAAACTAGATATTATGGCTTTAAAAATTAATAATATTAATGAAGATATTAATAAAGATATCAATGAAGATAATAATAAAGAGAATAATCAAGATAGTAATGAAGATAAAAAAGAATACACATTATATTTTGACGGAGCATCTAGGGGAAATCCAGGGCACTCTGGTTTAGGATTTTTAGTTTATAAAAATAATAATGAGATTTATAAGTGTTGTAAGTATATAGGTGAGAAATATACCAATAATTTTGCTGAATATATGGCAGTATATGAAGGATTAAAATGGTGTTTTGAAAATAAAATAAACAATTTAACAATTAAAGGCGATTCGCAATTAGTAATTAAGCAACTAAAAGGTGAATATAAAGTAAATTCTGAAAATCTACAAGAATTATATGATAATTGTTCAAAATTATTAAAATTATTTGATAATTATGAATTATATCATATTGACAGAAAATTAAATAGTAGAGCAGATAAATTAGCAAACATATCAATTGATAGTTTATCTACATAATAAATATGTTAATAAGATTAGTATATTATTAATGTAATAATAAAAAAGTATTTATAATATTATCTGGTTTATATTTTAAAATATCGAACTCTTTTATTGTAGTTGGAAAATTTTCATCTCCATAAATATCTTGTAATAATAACCATTCAAATAAACCCCCGGGATATAAATAAACATTTATAAACCCCATTTTTTTTATTTGATGATATTTATCATATATTTTATTGCAATTACAATTTTTACCATAAATAATAATATTTTTATCTAGAAATATGTCTGTCTTGTTATTAAATAATTGTAATTCCATATTAGCTGTTAAAGTATTGTTTATTAAGCAATTTTGTTGATCTTCTTCTATTGTATTTATTATAATATAATTGTTATTATTATTAGTGTTAACAATATTTTGCATATCATAAAAAGAAATTTTATTTACCGAATTATAATTGCCCATATATTTAATTTAATAATTACAAAAAGATTTTATATTATTTATTAGATAGATAATATAAATTTATTTGAAGTCTACTACAATTTCAACAAATTCCTTTTTTATACTTTTCGATGCTGATATAGATAGTTCTTCTCTCTTTTTCCTAGTTTTATTAGTATTATTATTGGTTATACTTTCTTTCGTAATGGTATCATTTTTTCTTGATGTGCTATTTCTTGAATTCATATCTTTTTCTATAGCTAAATAATTATTATCTATATAATCGACTACTCCATTTTCCAATGCCCATTTGAAAAAATTAAGTTGTCCTATAGTTGTTTGTATAGATGATGAATTATTATATGGTATAATAATTCTATCCCATCTACAAAACGGGTCAAATCTTCTCTTAGAATATGCTTTTAATTTTAATTTATAATCTATATATACTTTAAATCTTAAATTATTAATATCATATACAGTATAATATTTTTTAGCGTAATTTGTAGCAAACCAATCTACAATGCGAAGTGAAATTCTTGAATTTCCATTAATAATCGAGAGCATTCTGTCTAAATTACCATTTTTATCATAAAATTCTAATAATTTTTCTAATAATAATTGGTTTTGAGTTATATAGGTCATATTAATAAAATATGTATTAACTTTTTAAATACTTATTTTTTTCGTTTATTATTAGGATTAATTTTCTAAATTATTTGAATTTTTAGGAATTAAAAAATTTGTTTGATCATCTAAAACATCAATATAATTTTTATTTAGAAATGGATTTTGATAACTATGTGATATTAGCTCTCTATTTTGTATTTTATTATTATTAATCTCATATTTTTTTAATATATTAATTTTATTTTCAATAACATTGTCAATAATTTGATTTTTAGAATTAAATATAGGTTTTTGATTTTTATATGACTTTTCATATTTCTCTCCGTTGCTCCATTTTTTTTCTTTTTCACTAATAACTAACATAATATAATATATTAAATATAATTTATATTTTTTTAGATTTTATAATATTTTTATGATTTTTCTTTTTATTTTTCTTTTTAGTTTTCTTTTTACCACCTTTTTTTGAATATGGATGAAATCTTTTTGTATTATTTGTATTATTTGTAATATTTTTAGAATCTATATGTTGTTTTATTTTATCACATATTTTCTTATCTTTTTCTATCAATTCTACGAATTGATGAACTTTAGTATTTGAAATACGAATAGTTCCATCATCATTATCAAAACTACTAATTAATTCTGGTATTGATAATAAATAGTGAAGATTTTCTTTATTAGTTACTACATGATCTAATGATATAGCATTTTCTTCTAACAATGTAAAAAACATTTGCTTTAAAAAATTAAGATAATCTTTATCATTTTTATAATTGCATAATTGATATATAATATATCGCAATAATTCATAATGCTTTCTTTCATTGTTATCATTATTCATAAAACTTAAATTTTTAATTACATATTCATGTGTCTCTAATTGAGTTATCCATTCATCTTTATTTTTCAAATAATAATTATTATATAACTGATTCAAAAATTTAGAAGGTGAGAATTTACTCATTATATATTAATATAATATTATATTCATTTTTCTTTTATGATTATCATTTGTTTACTAAATTTAAATCCTTTATGATTTTGCCTTCTTCGCTCAAGATTACATTTTAAGCAAGATATAACAACATTATCATTATTATGTGCATAATAATTGTTTAAACGATCTAAAGTCCATTGTGTTGGCTCTCTAACATTTTCAAATAATATTTTCATATTCTCTCTACAATAAAAACATCTAAGTTGGGATGAAACAAGTTTTTCTATTATTTCATCAAAATTAATAATATATTCGATACTCCTTTTTTTTTGAATATCTTGATTTTTATAACTATTTAACTTTGTTTTTATTTCTGATATACAAATTTTCTTTTCATCAAAATCTATATTTTGAAATAATTTATTTATAAATTCAATTTGTTTATTTTGTTGAAAAATAGAGTTATCATATTTTTCACTTTTTTTTCGTTCTTTTATTTCTTTTTCAAATGTTATAATTTTTTTATTCATATAAGATAATATAATAAAAGAAATTAAATATATTTATACACTTAATATATAAGATGTCTGAAGAATGTCATGAATTAAAAAATATCAAATATAAAACTATGTTATTAACGGGAAAAAATAATCAGCTAGTATCATCTGTTAGTGAAGATATTAATAATTTAGATATTTTTCTAGAAAAAGAAAAATTTTTAAATACAAAAGAACCATGGAATAAGTTAGATAAATGTATTAAATTAGATAAAATAAATGAATATATAAAAACATTAAAAGATAAATATAATTTAAATAATGATGAAATAAAAAATTTAAAGGATTATTTAATAACATGTATAGATAAAAAATCATTATCTAAAAATAAAGATATTGAATATGCAACAGAAACTGGTATTATAAATAGTATACCACAATTACATTTCAATAATAGCACAAGAAAATTTACTTTAAAAAAACATGATAAACATGTATCTACAGCAAAATGTCTTGGACCTCCAAAGAGAAAAAAAAGCCCTAAAAGCACAAGAAAATTATCGCCTAGAGAAGATAAAAATTAAATTTTATTATAAAATTGATATAATAATAAAAAGATAATAATTATTAAATATGGCTTTAAAATCTATTGATGATTATATAAAAAATATTAACATTATTTTAGATAGTTCCAATTTCTTTACAAAAGAAGAATTATCGTATTTAAATGAAAGTATATATGATACTATAAAAAATATTATGTATGATAATGTAGAGTATATAATGAATTATGAATTTGATAGTGAATTAAAAAATCATGTATTAAATTTATTTATGGAACAATTATCAAGTATATACAAATATAATCTTGAAAGTCTAGAACTTGAATTACAAATAATAATTGAAATAAATATTAATAAGATTTACAAAAAATATATACCTATACGTTCATATAAAAATACTTTCATTAGAAAAGAAGTTAATAAGGAAAAAATTAAAAATAAATTAGAATATATTAAAAATATTCCTCAACCAGATCAAAGAACTAGTGATTGGTATTTATTTAGACATAATTTATTAACTGCTAGTTCAATATGGAAAATCTTTTCAACTCAAGCTACGCAAAATCAATTAATATATGAAAAATGTTCAACAATAAATGTTGAAAAATTTAAAACTACTTTTAATGGATTAAATTCTCCATTACATTGGGGACAAAAATATGAACCTATATCTACAGAATATTATGAGAGAATTAATAATGTAAAAGTAGGCGATTTTGGTTGTATAAAACATCCTAAATATTATTTTATTGGAGCGTCACCAGATGGTATAGTAATAAATGAAAATAGTAGAATATATGGTAGAATGTTAGAAATTAAAAATATTGTAAATAGAGAGATTAATGGAATACCTAAATTTGAATATTGGATACAAATGCAATTACAAATGGAGACATGTGATTTAAATGAGTGTGATTTTTTAGAAACAAAATTTACTGAATATGAATCTTATACCAATTTTCAAAATGATGGAACATTTAACAGAACGCGAGATAATAAAATGAAAGGTATTATAATACTTTTTAATAATAATAATTCTCCATTATATGAATATTGTCCTTTAGAATCTACACATGAAGAATATGGAATTTGGGAAACCAAAATATTAGATAAACATAAAGATAAAGAATGGATACAAAATATTTATTGGAAATTGGATATAGTTAGTTGTGTATTAGTTTTAAGAAATAAAGAATGGTTTAAAAAAGTAATACCAAGTATAGAAAGTTTCTGGAAAACAATAGAGCATGAGAAAGAAAATGGTTTTGAACATAGAGTCCCAAAAAAACGTTGCTCACCAAAACTAACTCCTATAGATACAAGTAAAACAAATATTGATACAATAGAAAAAATGGAAATAGATTGTATAGATAATTTATCAAATGAATTTAATAATAAAAATAAATTATTAATAGATTCATCTCTTTATATGGGTAATGATACTTCTGAATTAAAATAATTAACTCTAACTCCACCGTCTAAAGTAGGAGGTTTAACAACTGGTTTTCTAATTGTTTTTTTGTTATATAATGTTTCACACATTTCAGCTCTGCTACATAATCCATTATCTGGAATAGTCCAAAATCTTTTATTATTGGTTCCACAATGTGCCGCTGGAAATAAAGGATATAATAAAAAATTATCGGCTGATGTGTTTGCAGATACACTTTCACCGGGAGGAACATCTTGTAATGGATAGAAACCATTTAATATAGGTTTTGAAACACTTTCTGGGAAAATACCAGGTGTTAAAGGGTCTTTTACAACAGTTAATCCTTCTTTATTATTCAAACTTATAATAGGTAAAATACTATTTAAAAGAATATATGACAAAAGTATAACTATTAGTATAGTAAAAATATTTCTTATATTTTTCATTGTTATTAAATTATAATAATATTTTTTTTTATAAATTTTAGTTTTACTCTAAATAATATATTAAATAGGTTTAAAATTTATTCAATATATAAATTAAAATATGCAGGAGGAAGAAATGCATGTAATTAAACGTAATGGTAACAGTCAAATTGTTTCATTTGATAAAATTTTGAAAAGAATTAAAAATATTGGAAGTGAAGCTAAATTAACGATTAATTATACGTCTCTTGCTATGAAAGTTATTGACCAATTATATAATGGAATTGAGACAAGCAAATTAGATGAATTAACCGCTGAACAATGCGCGTCTCTAAGCACACAACATCCAGATTATGGAACATTAGCTAGTCGTCTTGTAATTTCAAATTTACATAAGAAAACAACACCATCTTTTGTTCAAGTAATGAATGATTTATATAATTTTAGAGATGTAAATGATAATCATGTTCCATTAATTAACTTTGATATTATAAATATTATTAATAATAATAAAGATTATTTTGAAAGCATAATTAATTATGAAAGAGACTATTTAATTGATTATTTTGGATTTAAAACACTTGAGCGCGCATATCTTATGAAAAAATATAAGATTATTTTAGAAAGACCACAACATATGTGGTTAAGAGTTTCATTAGGGATTCATTTTAAGAATTTTTCTCTAGAAGCAGTAAAAGAAACATATGATTTAATGTCTCAAAAATATTTTACTCATGCAACTCCAACTTTATTTAATGCTGCAACGCCAAGGCCTCAATTAAGTTCTTGTTATTTAATTGGTATGGAAAATGATAGCGTGGATGGTATTTTTAATACTCTAAAAGAATGTGCATTAATTTCTAAATGGTCAGGCGGTATTGGATTACATATCCATAATATTCGTTCATCGGGAAGTCATATTCGAGGAACTAATGGAGTATCAAATGGACTTATTCCAATGTTAGGTGTTTTTAATAAAACAGCTCGGTATATTGATCAAGGAGGTAAACGAAATGGTAGTTTTGCTATTTATCTTGAACCACATCATCCAGACATTGAAGATTTCTTAGATTTAAAAAAGAATCATGGAGATGAAGAATTAAGAGCTCGCGATTTATTTTATGCAATGTGGATTTCTGATTTATTTATGGAACGTGTAAAAACATCATCTACTTGGTCTTTATTTTGTCCAGATAAATGTCCCGGACTTTGTGATGTTTATGGTGAAAAATATAAAGAATTATATTTAAAATATGAAAGTGAGAAAAGATATGCAAAACAAGTACCAGCGCGTGATTTATGGATCAAAATTTTAGATGCGCAAATGGAAACCGGAACACCATATATACTTTATAAAGATGCGGCAAATATGAAATCAAATCAAAAAAATCTTGGAATAATTAAGTCCTCAAATTTATGTGTTGCTCCCGAAACAAAAATTTTAACAGATAAAGGTTTTCTAGAAATTCAATTATTAAAAAATAATATAGTAAATGTTTGGAATGGTAAAGAGTTTAGTGAGGTTGAAGTGAAACAAACAAATAATAATAGTGAATTGATAACAATAAAATTTTCTGATGGTTCTGAATTAACATGTACAAAATATCATAAATTTTATATTCAAAAACATTATTGTAAAATAAATGAAAAAGAAGATATTATTAACAGTAAATATGTTGAAGTTGTAGAAGGTCAAAATTTACAGAAAGATATGAAATTAATAAAGTGTGAATATCCTATTATTGATAATGATAATCATCTTGAAAGAGCATATACAAATGGATTTTTTAGCGGAGATGGAACATACAATAATTCTTTAATGAAAGAAACAAAATGTAATTACAAATCTTTACCAAATAAATCATATTGTAAGAGACATATTAATTCTCAAAAAGATAATAGTATTAGTGAATATTGTCAAGGTATGTGTTATAACAAAAAACCAATTGTTGCTCTATATCATGAAAAAATACGATTATTAGAATATTTAGATTATACAAGTATTGGAAAAGAAGTTAATAATAAATTAAATGTTACATTAAATGTTAATTTAGAAGAAAAATATTTTGTTCCAATTAATTATAGTTTAAAAAGTAAATTAGAGTGGTTTTCTGGTTATTGTGATGCGGATGGTTCTATATGTTTAAATAAAGATAATCAAAGTCTACAAATATCTAGTATTCATAAAGATTTTTTATTAAATATTAAATTATTGTTACAAACATGTGGTGTATCATCAAAAGTTACTAAAAATATGAATGAAAGATTATCAAATTTACCAAATGGCAAAGGAGACTATCAATTATATAAAAGTAAGACACTTTGGCGATTATTAGTTTCTTCAAATGAATTAATGAAATTATTAGAATTGGGTTTATCTTGTAAAAGATTAAAGATAGAAAAAAGAGATTATCAAAGAAAAGCTATTCAATTTGTTAAAGTAGTAGATATTATTGATAATGGTAGAACAGATAAAACATTTTGTTTTAATGAACCAAAAAGACATGCTGGAATATTTAATGGCGTTATAACATCGAATTGTACAGAAATTCTAGAGTATAGTGATGAAAAAGAAACTGCTGTATGTAATCTAGCATCTATTTCTTTAACAAAATGCGTTGTTGAAAATATTATTAATCCATTCAAGGATCTTGTTGTATATACTAAAGATAAATGTAATTGGTGTGTTCTATTGAAGGCTCTTTTAAAGAAAAAACAAATTACATATAAAGAAATTTTAGTAGATGAAACAAATAGAGATAAATTAGTTGAAAATGATAATGGAGTTAAAACACTTCCACAATTATTTGATGAAGAAAATTATGTTGGTGGTTTTGATACTGCATTGAATATTTTAAGAAATTCTTTTGATTATGATAAATTACATTATTTATCAAAAGTTTTAACAAAAAATTTAAATAATATTATAGATATTAATTTTTATCCAACAGAAAAAACAGAAAGAAGCAACCTTCTCCATAGACCCATTGGCATTGGTGTTCAAGGATTAGCAGATGCTTTTATTTTAATGGATATACCATTTGAAAGTGAAGCAGCTAGAGAAATTAATAAAAAGATATTTGAAACTATTTATCATGGTGCTCTTGAATCCAGTTGTGAATTAGCTGAAATTAGAGAAAGAAAATTAACTAAGATGAAAGAAGGATTAAATAATAATGATTGGAATTATTTCTTTCCT